ACGCCATCGACTGTCAGCCTGGAACGACAACATTTGAGATGGTTGACGCTGATCAGCCAGCTGGTGTGATTGGTGTTGAATATCTAGTGCGTTACCGCACCCGGCTCGCTGACCTGACTCAAGGCCCGTGACTATTATGGGTTCTGATAGTCAACTTCCTGTCTCCAACTGAGGTTTTGACCAATGGCACTTAGAACAAGTCAACGCCTCTTGTTGGCGAAAGAGGAGTCAACTTACGGAACCGATCCAACGCCAACAGGCTCTGCAGATGCGATCCTTGTTCGCAGTCTTGAGATCAGCCCTTTTCAGTCTGACGCTGTTGAGCGTGAGCTGATTCGCGGTTATATGGGCAACTATGAAGTGCTTCACGCATTTCAGCGTGTTGAGGTGACCTTTGAGGTTGAAATGGTCGGCTCCGGCTCAGCCGGCACCGCCCCTGCTTTCGGTCCGCTGCTCAAGGCTTGCGGCAACAGCGAAACAATCGTGGCCAGCACCTCAGTCACCTATGCGCCGGTGAGCAGTAGCTTTGACTCTGTCACCATTTACTTTTTCCAAGATGGCGTCCGCCAGAAAGTGACTGGCGCTCGTGGCTCGTTCTCTATCTCCGCAGAGATCGGCCAAATCCCCACCATCAGCTTCACGATGGTTGGCATCTATAACGAGCCGACAGACGTTTCAAACGCAACGCCGACGTACCAAAACCAAGCCAAGCCGGTGCTGTTCAAGAACGGCAACACCACCAGCCAGCAGCTGTTCAGCTATGCCGGCGCTGTGCAGTCGTTCAGCTTTGATCAAAACAATCAGAGCGTTTACCGCGAGCTGGTTGGTGGCAGCAAGGAAGTGCTGATCACTGACCGTCGCCCTGGCGGCAGCATTGTCCTTGAGGCTGAGCTGATGGCGACGCACAACTACTTCAGCGACATTACTGGCACTTCCACTGGAAACAACACGTTCCAGCATGGCCAAACTGCTGGCAACATCTTCACCTTCAGCGCACCTCAGACTGATTTGTCTGCTGTTAGCTACTCAGATTCTGACGGCGTTCAGATGCTGAACTTTGACTACACAGCAACCCCGACAACATCTGGGAACGACGAATATAGTTTGGCCTTGACTTGATGCGCTAGTTTTGGGATGAATTTTTCCTTTTATGGGATTCGTCCTTAAGAAGTCCAACACCTACAAGTGGCCTGTCTCTGTGGATGTCCCTGTTGATGGGGGCAAACACGAGCGGGTCACTTTTGATGTTGAGTTCAAAGACCTGACGCAAAGCCGTCTGCTGGAGATTGCTGAGCTAAGCGGTGAAGGCAATCTCTCTGACGTTGAGATCGCCCGCGAGGTGATGACAGGCTGGGCAGGCGTTGAGGATGAGGACGGCAAGGAACTGCCTTACAGCATCACCAAGCGTGACGAGCTGCTGGACGTGCCGATGATGGCCAGCGCGATTGCTGGCGCTTATCTGGAAAGCAAGCAGGGAGCCAAGAGAAAAAACTAGAGGAGGCCGTTGAGTATCTATTCAGCGGCCCTGATGACAAGTCAGAGCTGATGGCTGATGCCCAAGCGTTTGGCTTGGCGTTGCCTGAGCCTAATGCGCCTGAGCATTTTGAGGTGTGGCCTGATAATTGGCCTGCTGTTGAGATGTTCCTGCGTTGTCAGACGCAATGGCGCACGACGATGTCAGGCGTTTGTGGGCTGGACTATTCAGCTGTTGAATGGCTGTTTAGACTGTATGAAGTTGAGGATCAGCCGACCGTGCTTGAGAATTTGCAAGTCATGGAGGCTGCGGCGGTCAAGATCCTGAACAAGGAGAGCAAGTAAATGGCTGCCAAGTTTGGTCTGTTAATCGACGCCAAAACCAAGGGCGAAAATAATATCAAGCGCCTTGGCAACTCCATGCAGGGCGTTGAAGGCAAGGCCAAGAATCTTGGCATGGCCGTGCGTGGCGTCGGCGCAGCTTTCAAAGGCTTGCTGGCTGTTGCTGCTGTTGGTGGTATTGCGGCTCTGGGCAAAAGCCTTTTAGACACTGCTGATGCCTTTGGCAAGCTGAGCGTTCGCACAGGCATTGCCTCAGGCACGTTGATGGCTTACGTCAACGCAGGCAAGCTCGCGGATGTAAGTCAAAGCGAGATTGAAACTGGCCTGCGCAAGTTGGCCCAGACACAGGTTGAGGCTGCTGAGGGCGTCAAAACTTACGCTGACGCTTACGGCAAGCTGGGCATCAGCGTCAAGAAAGCAGATGGCAGTCTTAAGCCATCTGACAAGTTGCTCGGTGAAATTGCTGACAAGTTTGCGCAACTGCCTGACGGGCCAGAAAAGGCAGCTGTTGCAATGGACATCTTTGGCCGCTCTGGTGCAAAGCTGATCACGTTGCTGAATGGTGGCTCTGAATCCCTTGAAAAATTTAGCGTTAATGTAAGCGAGAATTTTGCGAAAAATGCTGAGCTTTTTAACGATCAAATTACAGAAATAGGAATCAAATTTGCTGAGGTTGGCGCAGTATTGCTTGACGCCATGCTGCCTGCATTAAATGCTGTAGCTCTAGGCTTTAAGACTTTCTTGGAGAATGTAACTAATAACTTGCCTGTGATTCTTGAGGCTTTTGGCTTCATGACAAAAGCTGCCATTTTGTTTGGCAGCGCGATGGTTGGTGTTGCTGCTGGCAAGGCGTTCACAGCGTTAATCACCAACCTCAACACAGTTGTGAAGATAACTCGCACGCTCTTTAACCTTGAAAAGGCGAGGCTTGTTATTCAGCAAGGCATTATTGCCTTACAGGCCGCCAGTGCGTCACTGGGTAAAGGCGGCAAGATTGGCGCAGTGCTTGGTGTTGGCGCTGGTGCTGCAGCTATTGCGGGTTCACAGCAGCTTATTGGCGAGCTTTTCAAAAGTATTGAAGAACGATTTGCTGGGCTAGGAGCAGGCGGCGCTGGCACTGGGCTGGGTGCAGTTACTTTGCCAGAAACGCAATTCAGCCCCATCGTCACTGGTGGCACAAGTGGTGCAGCTAGTGCAACTAAGGAAATGTCTGTTGATCTTGCAATTTTCTTAGCAGACCTTGAGGCGTCAGTGGCTGCTGCAGATCAGCTTGAGGCTGAGCAATTTGCTGCAGGTGCAGCACTGGCTGAGCAGTTGAACAAGCAAGATGAATTAAACAGCAAGTTGACAGAATCTCAGCAGTTATTTGAAAACATAAAAGCCACAATTAGGGAAGGATTAGTGAACGGTTTGACTGATGCAATCGTTCAAGGCAAATCACTTGCAAGTGTGATGAGCGGCCTGCTCAAACAGGCTGCATCGCTGTTCATCAACTTTGGCTTGCGATCGATCTTGCCTTTCGCCAAAGGCGGTGTTTTACAAGGCGGTCAGGTCACGCCGTTTGCTTATGGCGGGGTTGTAAACAAGTCAACGCTGTTCCCGATGGCCAATGGAATGGGGTTAATGGGGGAGGCCGGGCCAGAGGGCATCCTTCCCTTGCGTCGTGGTCGCAGCGGTCGCCTCGGTGTTGAGGCGTCTGGCAGCGGGGCCACTACCGTGAATGTCAGTGTTGATGCTTCAGGTTCTTCAGTGCAGGGTGACAGCGCACAGGCGTCACAGCTGGGCAAAGCTATTGGCGTTGCTGTTCAAACTGAAATCTTGAAGCAGAAGCGTCCTGGCGGTCTGCTTGCAACAGTCTGATTATGGCCACCTTCCCTTCTATTGATCCTGATTACAACGCGCAGAAGAACAGCGCACCAAGGCTGCGGCGTGTGCAGTTCGGTGATGGCTATGAGCTGCGTCTGAATTACGGCCTGAATCAGAACCCAAAAGAATGGACGCTGATCTTTCAGAACATCTCAGAGACTGACTCAGACACGATTGAAACGTTTCTGGATGCTCGCGCTGATGATGGTGCGTCGTTTGATTGGCAACCGCCAGGCTCCTCTACTTCTTACAAGTGGGTCTGCCCCAGCTGGACAAAAACGATCCCATACGCAAACTTGGCAACAATCAACGCCACCTTCCGCCAAGTCTTTGAACCGTAATGGCAGCAGTAGCAGCCTGGGCAGCCAGCACCGCCTTCTCTGTTGGTGATATACGCAGGGCCACCACGAGCCAAG